TTACTAATTTCTCGAATAGAAATAAAGTAGTAGCTTTTAATGTTGATTTTGGAACTAGAAACCAAAGTATCTTCAAATCGTTATCGATTGATATGTCTCAAAGAAAAAATATTGCACCGACATTCCAAATATTGGCAAATATGGGTTCAATGGCTGATGGACAGAAAGTAGCACAAAATACTGCTAATCTATATAATTTCTATAAAAATGCTAGTTACACTTGTTCGGTAGTTTCTATGGGTAATGTTATGATACAGCCGACAATGTATTTTAATTTAAGGTATGTTCCAATGTTCTACGGTCCATATCTTATTATGGGTGTTAATCATGATATAACACCTAGAGATTTTGTTACAACTTTTGAAGGTGTTAGAGCCACAAAATATTCTTTACAATTACCTGACACACTAATTACGAGTGTTAATAGAGACATAGTTCAAAATTATTTATCTGATGTTAGAAGAGTTTCATCGTTAGCGAGTTCTACTGGTGATACTGCAGTTAGAAGTAGTGCAATTAAAAATAGTAACACTAAAACAAGTTCTAAAAGGTCTGAACCTGACGAAAGTAAATGTGTTGCGGTTCAAAACATAAATAAACCTTATGTGAAATATACAACCACAACAATAAATCAAAGTCAATTTAGAGGTGCAATTACTGGTTCATCTATTAGTAGTGAGGTTGTTAAAAAATATATTTTTGGTGTTGGTTTTGTTGAAACGGGCACAGGTCAGAGTTTAAAGGCGATTAATCACAATTACTTTAACCTAAAAAATATGAAGGAAAAACCAAAATGGACAGTTAGTTTTGAAAACCAAACGTGTGTTAAAGATGGTGAGTATGTTGTTCCTTATATTTCATTTAATAATACAGGTGAATCGGTTAAATTTATGTCTGAAGTCTGTAAACAATATGAACCACTTATAGATACCCTACTAACAAACTCTCAGGTAAACAATGATTTAGCAAAGGCTTACACATATTTATGGTATTACACCTTAAGATTAACAGACAGGAATAGACAATTAAACGTTGCTGAGAACGCGGCTAGTGTTATTATTAGTCCTGTTGATACAGAAATTAAGAAAAATACAGTGGCTAAAAGTTTATTTGATAGTGCTTATAAGACTTTTGAAAGAAAGAATAGTGCGTGGGATAACGGTTAAAAGTAGAAAAACACTAATTAACGTATATTTATTAATAAAAAGATTATGGATACAAAATCATTATTAGACCAGTATTTGTCAAAAGACACTAGAATTACTGAAAAAGACACAGGAAACGGTTATAAAGAAGTTTGTGATTTAGACACAGGTGATTGTTATACTGTTAGAATGAGAGACGGCCTTATTGAAAGAGTGGATAACACAATGAAAGTAAATCGAACTTTGAAAGTTGAAACACCTCATGGTGTAAAAACTCTTCTAAACGGTTAAAATAGTATTATTATGTCAGTAGATAAAAAAATCATACAAGAGATAGAAAAGTATAAAAAGATAAATAAATATATCTCCGAACAAGAAGAACCTGTAGACCCTGCAGTGGGTTTGGGTGGTGATATGGGAGAACCAACAGATATGGACGTAGAATCAGAACCTGTTGATGTTGATAGTGACCCAGATGTTGAAGTAGTTGATGAACCTGGTTCGGAAAGTGAAGAAGTATCTACTGATATGGAAACTGAAGATGTTGGAACCGAGGAATTAGACATTACTGATTTGGTGACGACTCAGAAAGACATGTCAACAAAACAAGAAGAGTATATGGAAACTATGATGGATAGGTTAAACGACTTAACATCAAAGTTAGAAGACATGGACCAAATTCTTCAAAAGATAAACGATTTAGAACATAAAGTTGAAAAATATCGTCAAAAATCTCCGGAAGAAAAATTACAGTTAAGAAGTTTAGACAGTTACCCTTATAACCAAAAACTAACCGATTTTTTCACAGATAAAGAAGTTGAAATGGAAAAGACTGGTAAAAATGAATATGTTTTAACTTCTGATGATGTTGAGAATTACTCTGAAGGTGACATCAAAAAATCTTTTGACAAACCTTTCGAGGATGAAGAAAGAATGTAGTTGACAAACACATATTAAAGTATTATAATAAGACCACAATTCGTGGTCTTTTTTATTTTATAACCATTTGACTAAATCAAGTTGTGTGTTATATTTAAAATAGAATAATCGAGAAATAAATTAAAAGAGTAAAACAGAGAAATTATGGCAAATGCATTAGACGCAGTACTGGCACAGTACGAAAAAAACACCACTAAAAACAGCGGTGGTAATCAGTCGATGTCTCAAGAAGACCGACTAAAACGTTACTTTACAACGTATCTTCCAAAAGGAACTAAATCAGGACAAAAGAGAGTTCGTATTCTCCCAACATCAGACGGTTCTTCACCATTCAAAGAGGTGTGGTATCATGAAGTTCAAATTGATGGTAAATGGACAAAACTCTACGACCCAGGTAAAAACGATGGTGAGCGTTCACCACTTACTGAGGTATATGAAGAGTTGATGTCAACAGGTAAGGAGTCAGACAAAGACTTGGCTCGTCAATACCGTCCACGTAAATTCTACATTGTAAAACTTATCGACCGTGAAAACGAAGACCACGGACCTAAGTTTTGGAGATTCAAGGATAACTACAAACAAGAAGGTATCTTGGATAAAATCATTCCAATTTGGAAAGCTAAAGGTGACGTGACTGACGCTAACGAAGGTAGAGATTTGATTGTCGAGTTGGCAAAGGCAAAAACACCAAAAGGTATTGAATATACAGTTGTTCAAACTGTTATGTATGATGACCCTTGTTCTATTTCAGAAGATGCGGACCAACAAAAAGAATGGGTTGAAGATGAGTTGACATGGCAAGATGTATACGCTCAGAAACCTGTCGAATATTTAGAAGCAATTGCAAGAGGTGAAACACCTGTATGGAACAGTGAGTTAAAAAAATACGTATACGGTGATGATGAAGAAATGACTATTGGTGGTTCAACAAACACACCACAGTCAGAAGATTCTTATGAAGACCCACAATCAAATGATGAGGTCGATGATAACTTACCGTTCTAAAAAAAACTAATCTGATGGTAGGGACATGTGTCCCTACCATCATTATCATTTAAAAAATATGGCAATAAAGAAAAAAGATTTTAGTAGTATTAAGAAGAAGTTTTCTACTTCTGCAAAATACAAACCTCAGAGGTTTTTTGACTTAGGGGGTGAATTTTTAGATGCTGTTGGAGTTCCTGGTCCTGCTATGGGTCACTTAAATATGTTTTTAGGTCACTCAGATACTGGTAAAACAACCGCATTAGTTAAGACCGCAGTTGATGCTCAAAAAAGAGGAATATTACCTGTTTTTATCATTACTGAACAGAAATGGTCTTTTGAACATGCAAAACTCATGGGTTTTGAGTGTGAAGAAGTGGTTGACGAAGAAACAGGTGAATTAGATTGGGACGGGTTCTTTATATTTAATAATAATTTTGAATATATCGAACAAATCACTGATTATATTAACGAGTTATTAGATGCGCAGTCTAAGGGTGAGTTAGAATACGACCTTTTATTTATGTGGGATTCTGTTGGTTCTGTTCCTTGTAAGATGACTTATGAAGGTAAAGGAGGTAAACAACACAACGCAGCAACATTAGCTGACAAAATTGGTATGGGTATCAACCAACGAATATCGGGTTCACGTAGAGCTGATTCAAAATATGAAAACACATTGGTTATTGTTAACCAACCGTGGGTTGAACTTCCTGACAATCCTTTTGGTCAACCAAAAATTAAAGCTAAAGGTGGTGAGTCTATTTGGTTAAACTCATCTTTGGTATTTTTGTTTGGTAATCAAAAAAATGCAGGAACAAACAAAATAACTGCGGTTAAAGACAAAAGAAAAGTTAAATTTGCTACAAGAACAAAAGTATCGGTAATGAAAAACCACATTAATGGTTTAGGATATGAGGACGGTAAAATTATAGTAACGCCTCACGGGTTCTTGGCGGGTAAAGATTCAACAGAAGAGAAAAAATCTATTGAATCATACAAAAACGAACAAGCAAATTATTGGAAAGAAGTTATCGGAACAGAAGGTGACTTCAAATTGATAGAAGAAAGAGAAGTGTAACATTTAACACAATAAAAGTGGTTAAAACATTATTAGTTGACGGAAATAATTTATTCAAAATAGGGTTTCACGGGGTAAAAGAATTTTATCACGAAGGAAGACATATTGGAGGATTATACCACTTCGTTAATACAATCAGAAGGTTCTTATCAGAACACAATTATGATAAAGTAATCGTATTTTGGGATGGAGAAAATAACTCCTCCCAAAGACGATTGATTTTTCCCGAATACAAACAAAATCGTAAACAAACATTAAACGAATCAAAAAGAGAATCGTTTGATTGGCAAACCCAAAGAATAAAAACTTATTTGGAGGAAATGTTTGTGCGTCAGGTATGTATTGACGACACTGAAAGTGATGATTTAATTGCATATTATTGTCAAATATCTGAAGGTGAATATAAAACTATATTTTCTTCAGATAAAGACCTCACACAACTTATCTCTGATGATGTTGAGGTGTATCAACCTATGAAGAAGATAACCCTTAAGAAAGGAGATTTGATACCTCTTAAGGATATTTCAATACCCCATGAAAACATTGCGACTTTTAAAATTATATCTGGTGATAAATCGGATAATATTGATGGGATACAATATATGGGTGAGAAAACATTTGTTAAATTATTTCCTGAGATAGTTGATAATGTAACCAATGTTAACGATATTAAACAACGTGCTGAGGAGTTACACAAAACAGATAAAGATAACCGAGCCCTACAAAACCTTTTATCGGGTAAAACAAAAAGAGGGGTTTTTGGTGAAGAGTTTTTTGAAATTAACACAAAACTCGTAGATTTGTCTGAACCGTTACTCACCGAAGAATCAAAAGAGACTATTGAACTCTACTATAAAGAAAATTTGGACCCTGATGGTAGAGGATATAAAAATCTAATGAGGATGATGATGAGTGATGGTATTTTTAAGTATCTACCAAAACACGACAACGCATGGGTTGAATTTTTAACCCCTTTTATGAAACTAACAAGAAAAGAAAAAAGAAGATTCAAAAACAAAAAAAGAAAATTATGAAAGAAAATAATGATGCAACAAAACTAGAGTTCTTACTGAAACTTAATGAAAACATTGTGGTTCAAAGATACTTCAATGTTAAAGGGTATAATCCTAAAGCACGGGCAAGTATGGAACTTCATGATTTAGTAAAATCTATTTCTGAAGAAATTCATCAAGATTTGAAAGGTAAGGCGTTAGACTATATGAATGAAAACGCAAATCAAATCATTTCAAATCCTGAAATTTTAGACACATCAAATACGGAGGGTCCTGAGTATTTTAATTTCTATATTCGTATTGGTGATGAGACAATTTGTCATAGAATTTGGGATGCGAAAGTATACCCTCCGAAGACAAGATATACTGTGGACGTACGCCCACACCTAAAAAAATTGCTTCGAGACCTTACTGACATTTTCTCAACAGAAAATTTAAATTACACTTACCTCGAATATCAACTAGTTTAACCATATTTATATTTTACACACAAAGATTAAAGCTTAATAAATTATGTCAAAAGAAAAGAATTTTGGATACCTCGGAAACACATTTCAATTACAACTTCTCAATAATATCGTCTTATATAAAGACTTTGCGAATTCTATTGTAGATGTTCTCGAACCGAAATACTTTGACAATCAATATTTTAAGTTAATCATGCAGATGACGAAGGAGTATTATCACAAATATGAACACGCTCCTTCATTCGCAACTTTAGAACAAATTACAAAATCAGAAGTATCATCTCCAATGGCCCAAAAAATGGTCTTGGATATGTTAGAACAAGTAAAAGAAGCTTCAAATGAGGGTCATCAGTACGTTCAAGAGAAGTCTTTAAAGTTCTGTAAACAACAAGAACTTCAGAAAGTAATGAATAAGGCTCAAAAGATTATCGATAAAGGTGATTTTGAGTCTTATGACCACTTGGAGGAGATGGTTCGTGAAGCATTACAAGTTGGTGAAGTTGACACAGGAACTGCAGATGTTTTCTTTAATTTGGATGAGGTGTTGGATGATGATTTCCGTCATCCTATTCCTATGGGGATAACTGGTATAGATAACCTTCTAAAGGGAGGGTTAGCAAAAGGTGAGATTGGTGTAATATTAGCGCCTACAGGTGTTGGTAAAACAACCGTCTTAAGTAAAATTTCAAACAACGCTTTTAACTTAGGTTATAACGTCTTACAGATATTCTTCGAGGATAACCCTAAAATTATTCAGAGAAAACACTTCACTATGTGGACTAAAATTGCTCCCGACAATTTGTCTTTACATAAGGAT